ATGGGCGTGAGCCTTCCGATCTATTGGAAGAAAACCGACAAGTCAATGAATGCGAAAAAGAATCGCATCAAGGGACTCGAAGGTTTGCTCGCGGAGGAGCGGCTGTTCTTCCTCTCCGGCTTCTACACCGATGAGCTGATGAAGCAATTCACGCGCTTCACTGGCGAGCGCCGTATTCGGAATCGTCACGACGATATCCCGGATGCGATCTCGTACTTGCAGCAGTTCGTGCCCGACTTGGTGACGGGCGAAGTCGATGTGCCGATCACCGATCCCTCGTTGAGAGAAATCGCTGAGGCTGGCAAGGCATACGCCTCTGTTCAGCAAACACAAGTGGCCCGGATTGCTCATCGCATGGGCCAACCCAGTGAGTTCTTCAATCCTGATTTTGCAGACGACTGGACGAACAGGAACAACGCTACCAAAGAGGGATTCGGCATGACTCGACCGGAGCCTGTTGAAGTGGCTCCTTCTGGAAATCCCATCGACGACATGTTCTTCGGTGGAGCAGGAATTTATCGCTAATGGCTAAACTGAAAAAGACAATCGAAGAGCGCGTGGCGAAGGCCACACTGACGCCTGAAGAAGTGAAGGGCGAGGACGCGAAGAAGTCCCCGACTGGCTACCTCTACCCAGACGCTCAGGCGCTCCAGCTTACGCTCGATGATCTGACACGCTGCGATGCGTTCATGAACATCAACGTGTGGGCGTCCAACTGGATTCTCGCAGACACTCTGCTCCAGTCTCCTCAGAACAACAATCAGCTCGTGGGTCAGACCCGGACCAACATTCCGGTGTTCACTCTCTCGAACCACTTGAGCGCCATCGTCCCGAAAATCATGGAGTCTTTGTTCTATGAAGACCCACCGTTCCTCCTTCGCCCGCGTCCGGGCACGACTCAAGATGTAATCCGCGCCAAGACCGCAGTGTTCACCGCTCAGTTGGATGACATGGACTTCCAAGAGCAGTGCGGCCTGCTGGTCGAACAGATGGCTCTGTTGGGAACTTGCATCGCTAAGTGGGGCTGGTGCGAGTACACCAAAAAGGTTCGCGTTTACAAGAGCGAAGAAGACCCACAGAAGATTTCGACCGAAGTCGGCTTCAAGTCCACCGTTCACACTGAGAAGAGCGACAACATCCAGTGGGAATACGAGGACGAGAAAGTCTGCCGTCCTTGGCTGAAGTTTGTAGACATTCGCACGATCCGTGTGGACCCCGGCTGCCGTGTGGGAAATATTCAGAGGGCGAAGTACGTTATCGAAACGCAGTACCCGACCTACCTCGACCTTGAGGAACTCCGCGGACAGGAAGACTACTGCATTCCTTCTGAGGAAGTGCTGAGAGCATTCTTCGAACGTGAGGAAGGCGCGAAGCAAGGCGGCGATAACCTCGCCATGACCATGCCGGAAGGTATGCGCGGCTGGATTCAGCACGCGACGCCTCGCAATCAGCGCAGCACGGCTGACCCGCTCGAAACCCCGCTCCTTCTCATCGAACGTCAAGATTGCCACAGCATCATCACCGTGCTCTGCCACGGTACCGACAACATTCTCATTCGCAACAGCGAGAACCCGGCTGAGAAGCCGTCGTATCTCAGCGCGAACTGGCGCAATATTCCCGACTGCTTCTACGGACAGGGCTTGGGCATTCTGGTTGGCATGGAGCAGATCACGAAGCAGGGCTTGAAAAACCTTGCCACTGACCTCATCAGCTACGGATTGCACCCGCAAGCCGTCCGCAAAAAGGGTTTCAACGCTCCGACCCAGAGCATTATCTGGCGTCAAGGCGGAATCATCGACGTGGATGACGACGTTGACAAGGCTTTCAAGTTCTTGGAGATGCCGTCTCCTCCGGCTGCTGCATGGCAGCTCGTGCAGATCACCGATTCGAGCGCGGAAGAATCCTCTGGTGCAAACCAGCAGACGACTATGGGCGCTGGATCGCCCGGTACCAAGACCACGGGCATGCGCTCGGGCACTGGTGCTCAGCTTGTAGGACAGGCGAACGCTTCCCGTTTGGACGGGCCAGTCAGCCGCTTCATCAACCAGATTTTCGTGCCGTTCCTGTACGAGATGGACCAGATGAACAACCAGTATCTACCGACGTCCGTGCTTCGCAAGATTCTGGACGACGAAGGTCTGGAGAATCTGAAAGAACTCGATCACAACGCATGGCGTAACGCGAAGCTGAAGTACGAAGTGCTCGCGGGAGCGCACCTTGGACCGCGTAAGGAAATGACGCAGTTCATGCCGTTCTTGATCCAGATCGTCAACAACCCAACGCTGATGGATTCCGCTGGCGAAGACGGAAAGGTCTTCAGCTTCAAGCATTTCTTCAAGTCGATGGCGGACCTCGCAGGTTGGAAGTATTCGCAAGACTTCTTCACGGACATGACTCCAGAGCAGAAGCAGAAGCACGCTGCCAAGCAGCCCGCTGCGATGCAACAGGCTCAAGCGCAGGCTCAGGGTCAGATGCAGGACAAGAAGTTCCAGCAGGAACAGGAAATGCAGAACCAGAAAGACCTCGGTCGTGCCGCGAACGAAGTCCTCCGGCTCTCAACAGAGAAGGCGCTCGAAGGCGAGATCAGTGGTGGTCCTGACCAGACGAGTGGCCTCGGAAGTTTGGTGACATAACAATGCCGATGAAATTTCCACCGATCAAGATTTCGGAGTTGGAGCGCAGCCAGCTCACAGCCATGACTAATCACCAAGGCTTCGCCGTCCTGCAAAAGATGATGGAGCAGGTTGTCAAGCAGTCAACAGTACAGATGTTGACTATCGAACCGACCGATCCAGCCCGAGCACAGAAAATCTCGGACCTTCAGGCCGTCGCCTACGCACAGAATTCCTTCTGCTCCGAACTCCTCCGCAACATTGCTTGGCAACAGCAGCAGGAGATTGCGGAACTCGAAGCCGAAGACGAACCAGAACAAACGCCAGCAGAGTTGAGGCTCGCAGACGCCATGATTCAGGCTGGCTATATCAAACAATAATGAGGCAATAACAATGACCACAGTAGCAGCGGAACCCAGCACCAACGCCCCGAAGTTCACAGAGGATTATCAAGCAACCGATCCGGTCACCGGGGAACCCATCGGTCACCCAACCCATCTCACGGCTGATACAGCGGAAGAGATGATCGCGAAGATGAGGAAGGCACACATCAATGCGACCATCGCTCTGTCTCGGCAGAACAAGGCGTTCGACGACTTGCGGAAGAGCAAGCTGACCCGCCACGTGGAGCCTGTCGTCAAGAAATTGACGGAGACAGAAAAGAAGCAGGCTGTGGCCGGAGTCGCTAACCCGGCAACCGCAGAAGATTCAGTTCGCAAGCTTTCCGGTATTGAGAGTCTTGAAGAGCGGCTCGCTCGCGTTGAAAAAGAGAACCTTTACAACAAGGGCCGGGCCATTGGCTTTGAGTTTTGCAGAAAGCACCCAGAGTTCTATCAGTGCGATGCAAACTCGAAGGCGCTCTATAAATTTCTTCGAGACAACGGTCTCGAACACACGGTCGATAACTTGGAGATTGCTTTTGCGTCCTTGCAGGACGAACTGGCAGCCGATCCAAAGAAGCCCGTTGTGAATAATGATCCTGCAAACAATGATCTGCCCAACAATGAGCCACCAAACGCTCCGTCGTCCGACCTTGAGAGACGACCACCAAGTTTCGGTGTTCAACCGGGAACTGGCACTGGAGCACGACCTACTGGACGCACGGTAGGGATGACGAAGAAAGACGTCATCGCAAAGAAGAAGGCTGACCCGAAGTGGTGGAAGGAAGCAATCAACAATCCCACCAAACTTGCGGAGATCAACGCCATCCTCGCTCGTGGCTAAGGCCGCTCCTCCTGAACCTGAACAGGTTAAGAAGGCAACATTATGGCAGGAAATCCAGCAGTATCGAACGTCGGAAACGTACTGACGGCTCAAGCGATTGAGTTCGACAGCGAACTGATCCCGAACCTTAAGGGACAGACGAACGCTTTCGTCGTAGCGGCTCAGCGCCGCATCCAGAAACTCGGCAGCGGTATCAACCGCGCCATGTTCATGTATGAGACCCTCGCGGCCTCTCTTGGACAAGCGACTGACGGCGTCGTGGGAAACCCCGAGTTCGTCGGCCAAGTTGTCACCCCGGCTCAGGTCGGTGAGTGGAACAACTTCGGAAACTTCTCCTCGATGTCCGTGGCCTCGGCCATTGACGAAGTCGTGGGCAACTCCGCTGTGGAAGGCGGATATCAGGCAGGTCAGACGATCTCGGAACTGTACAGCTCCACGCTGGACGACTCCGCGAACGTTGACTCTGATGTCAACTACTCCAGCAACCTTGCCAGCCCTTACGTGCTCGACCTCAACACTGTTCGCTCCATGAAGAACAGTCTGGTCAGCGCCGACGTGCTGCCTTGCAAGAACGACAAGTTCTACGGGCAGATTTCGCCGAACGTCCTGAACGACATCACGAATGCAACCACGGTCAACGATTCCATCGCCGATCTGTGGAAGCACACTGAGTCGGGTCTGGCGAAGTTCGACGAGGTCGGTGGCTACACTCAGATGAAGCCAATCGAAATCGGGCCGGGCACCAACATCCTGTTCTACATCACGCCGTTCGTGACGCAGACCGCTGACTTCTACGAAAGCAAGACTGCTTTCCGCACCTATGTGGAAGGCTTGTACTCCCACATCGGCATCTGGTTGGAAGTTGCGGGAGACACGGACCTCGGTGATGGCGACTGGCGCACCATCGATTGCGGTGTGGTCAACAACGCTCCTTCGAGCGCCTATGACCCGACTGCGACGATTGGCGCGTGGTGGTACTACCGCTTCCACCAGACGGTTGTGACGCCCTCAAACGGCGGCATCTCCGCTGGCACGCAGCGCATCCGCTTCATCGATAGCGTCCCCGCTATCCAGTAAGCGCGTTGCAAAACCTTCCGAGGGACAGTCAGAAATGGCTGTCCCTTTTCATTTAGGACAAACAATGATCCAGAGAACTGCTGACGCTATCAATGCTGCTCTCGCGGCTGACGACAAGCTAGACGACATCACGACCGGGCCGAGAGGCATGGCAACCGCTGAGACCGAAGCCACGGTCAAAGAGATGCTGAAGCACGGCACTCCCGACTGGTTCACGCACCCAGAAGACTACAAGGACATGGCGAAGGAGGAGTTTCTCCGTCAGAAGGAAGCCTCTGACATGCAGGTCCAAGAGTACCGGATGAAAGAGCCGGAAGTTTTCGATGATGAACGCGCTCGCATGCGCAACATCCTCACCGTTCCAGAATTCCTCAAGAAGCTACGCGACAACGGCGTCCGCTGTTGCGTCCAGCAGAATCCCAGCTCGACTCCGGGAACCGCTGGCCTCTTCGCGATGGTACCGGGCAGAGAGAAGCTAGGTCTGGTTGCTGTGACCTCGGTGCAGGTTCCCGCGATG